GCACTTCATAAACCAACTCTAGCTCCAGTAATTGTGGAAAAACCATTTACTGAAGAAGAAGAAAAGGAAATATTAGAACGTATAGAAAAAGATGCAAAGATATGGAGAAAATTAGAAAAAGATATGTTATCAGATACTATAAAAGAAAATACTAAGGAAGCAATTAATCATCCTTCACATTATTCAGAAGGTAGAAAATATGAGCCTATCGACGTGATAGTAGATTGGGATCTTGACTTCCCGCTTGGAAATACAGTTAAGTATATCTCCCGCGCGGGAAGAAAAATAGATGCACTTAAAGACTTAAAAAAGGCAGCTTGGTATCTCAATTATGAAATACAGCAACTAGAAGCTGCTTTGGACAAAACTAATTAAACAATATATAGTGAAATTTATATATATTTACGATACCTTTAAAATACATATATAATTAAGGAGGTAAATATTCAAATGGATTTTTATATTATCAAAAGAGATGGGGTTCGAGAAAAATTTGATCCTCAAAAAATTAAAAATGCAGTATTAAAAGCATTTATATCAGTTGATGGAAAACCAACTCCATATGCTGAAGAAAAAGCTCAGAATATTGCAGATTATATCAAAGGCTACATGGAAGGAATTCCAAATGAATTGACTATAGATCAGATTCAGTCTCTTGTTGAACGTGGTCTTATGGCAACCAAAAGAAAAGACGTAGCAACGGAGTATATAGAATATCGACATGATAGAGATACTGCCCGAAAATGGAATAATCAGATGATGGCTGTTATGGTCGAAAAACTTCAAGCTGATAATGTAGAAAATCAGAACGCTAATGTAGATGAACATTCTTTTGGTGGTCGTAAAGGAGAAGCAGAGTCAGTAATTTTCAAACAATATGCACTCGATAGCTGCATATCTAAAAAAGCAAGAGAAAGACATTTAAATAATGAAATTTATATTCATGATCTTGATAATTATGCAGTTGGTATGCATAATTGTTTAACTATTCCTTTTGATGATTTACTTGCCAATGGATTTAATACGCGGCAGACGGATGTTCGCCCAGCAAACAGTGTTAATACTGCATTTCAATTAATTGCAGTACTCTTTCAGTTACAGTCTCTGCAACAGTTTGGAGGGGTTTCCGCCAGTCATTTAGATTGGACAATGGTTCCTTATGTAAGAAAAAGTTTTTATAAACATTTTGGAGATGGTTTAAAATATTTGGGAGAACAGGATCAAGAAAATCCCAATGAAAACTATACTTATAATAATAATATAAAAAATTTACTTAAAAAATTAGTAGAAACGACTTCTATTGAAGAAAGTTTTTATACACAATATCCTAAAGCATATAAATATGCTATGGAAATGACAGAACGTGAAATAAAACAAGCTGTTGAAGGAATGTATCATAACCTTAATACACTACAATCAAGATCCGGAAACCAACTTCCTTTTACTTCTATTAATTATGGTACTTGCACTCTTCCAGAAGGTCGAATGGTAATCAAAGCCTTACTTGAGGGGAGTATTAAGGGCGTTGGCAAGTTCCATAAGACTAGTATATTCCCTTGTGGAATCTTCCAAGTTATGAAGGGCGTAAACAAAGAGCCTGGAACACCTAATTATGATTTATATAGACTTGCTCTTGAATCAACAGCAAGAAGATTATATCCTAATTATGCTAATGTGGATTGGAGCGGGAATGCAGGATATGATCGGAATGACCCCAAGACATACTTCAGCACAATGGGCTGCAGAACTGCCAATGGTTGGGATATAAATGGATTTGGTCAGCTTAAAGATGGACGAGGCAACATATGTCCTGTGACTATAATTCTTCCAACAATAGCGATGGAAGCAAAGGAAAAAGTATGGCAACAATTACCACAGTCAAGTAAAGAAAAAATTACAGTTTCTCCATATGAATGGGTAAAAGGAGAAATATTAGAAGTAGTTTTTATGAAACTTCTTGATGAAGCAATTCATGATGCTAAAGATATGCTTATTGAGCGTTTTGAATATATTTGCTCTCAAGATCCATCTTCCGCAAAATTTATGTATGAAAATGGAATTATGGCTGGATATGTGCCAGAAGAAGGTATTAGATCTGCTCTTAAGCATGGAACCTTAGCGGTCGGTCAGCTGGGTTTGGCAGAGTGTTTGGAAATTTTAATTGGGGAAAATCATACAACAGAAAAAGGTATGAAGTTAGCAAAACAAATTGAACAACTTTTCAAAGATCGTTGTGCAGAGTTTAAAAAGACCTACTCCCTTAACTTCGGGGTCTACTTCACTCCCGCAGAGAACTTGTGCTATACCGCAATGAAGAAGTTCCAAGCAAAATATGGTATAATTCCTAGAGTCAGTGATCGTGAGTATTTTACCAATAGTATGCACGTACCTGTTTGGGAAGAGATGTCACCCATGCGGAAGATCGAAATTGAATCTGAATTAACAGGATATAGTTCTGCGGGATGTATTACTTATGTAGAGCTTGAAGGAGCAGTCCTTTATAATATAGATGCACTTGAAACTATTGTAAACTATGCTATGGATCACGATATTCCTTACTTTGCTTTAAATGTACCTAATGATCTCTGTCTTGATTGTGGCTTTACGGGTCTTATAGGTAATGAATGTCCAGAATGTGGTGGTACTACTATTCAACGCCTTAGACGTGTTACTGGATACCTCACAGGCGACTATAAGACCTCCTTTAATAAAGGTAAACAGGCGGAGGTTGAAGACCGTTATAAGCATAGTAAAATGCTTAGAGGGCTCGAATCAAGGGCGGGAGATGTATAACATCTTCCGCTTGACATAAAGCAAAAATTATGTTATAATTAATATATATGGAATAAAGAAAGGAATGTTTGAAATGCCAGCAGAATTAGATACGGGCTTGACAGTCTATGATATAAATAAAAATTTAATGAAAGATGAAAATCCATTAGATCCTATTGCTTTAAATATTGCAATTAAGAAAACTTGTGATGATATTTTATCTTCATTTAAAACTTATTGGATGCTTCTTTCCAATGAAAGAAAAGATTATACAGTATTCATTATTAAAAATTCTATTAATTTAGAGCAAGAATTAAAAGAAACAATCCAAAACAGAGGTCAAGTATTAGATATTACTAGACAAGAAGATGGAAATTTTGAAATTTGGGTAAGAGATCCAGAAACCGAAGAAAACTTTGTTTATTATCTTTTTGACTATACTTTTGGTATTATTGAGGTATAAAAAGGAGGTGCAAAATGGATCATATCATTTTAAACATCAGACCTTTTATTATGCAACAACAGGCTCTTGTCTATAAAGATGGAGAGTGTGTTAAAATTGGACAATGTAGTTTAAGAACTGCTCCAGAAACTTTAGTAACGTTATCAAAAGAATTTGGAATCAAAGATATTGATTTAATAGGTTCTAAATTGTATGCACAAAAAATTAAAGATAAATTAGCATCAAATAAGTTTACTAATTTCATTATTACAATTCATTAAAGGAGAAAACATGAGATATTTAACAAAAGCAGTAGAAACTTACAGAGTTGGAACAGAGGCGGAAGCCGCTGAAATGATTGAAGAAGCAAAGCAAGATAAGCGTTTTGCATTAATTAAATATGAAGCTGTTCATAAAGAAAAGAAAGCCAAGGGTGAGGTTATTGATGAATGGATTCGTGTAACTTTACACAAGGCATTTAATGAAGAGGCTTGCCCTGATAGCGAAATTGAAATTGATTATAAAAAGACTTTAGGATTCTTTCCTGGGGTTGAAGCAATCAAAATGAATACTGAAATTGAAGAAGAAGAAAAGGAGAATAATATCATTGAATTTTAAGAAGTTAAATGATTTAGCAAAAACTCCTACTAAGGGAAGTGTTGCGGCGGCCGGTTGGGATCTTTATGCTGCAACTGATTATGACATTTGGATTGATCCACATGAAACAGTTAAGATTGGTACAGGTATTGCGGTAGAGCTTCCTACCATGACATTTGGAGCTATTTATGCAAGATCTGGTTTGGCTACAAAGCAAGGACTTAGACCTGCGAATTGTTGTGGGATTGTAGATGCGGATTATAGGGGAGAATTGATTGTAGCACTTCATAATGATAGTAACATCACTCAGATGGTGCCTGCGGGAAGTCGTATTGCTCAATTAATTGTTCAAAACTATGTTCTTATCACTTGGAATGAAGTTGATGAATTAACAGACACAGAGCGCGGAGATGGCGGTTTTGGTAGTAGTGGAACTAAATAAAGAAAAGCGGATCGAACATATGTTCGACCCGCTCTTTTTTTATCCAAATTCAAAATCATCTACCACGACGACTTGGGGCTCCTTTATGGTTCCCCCGACCGCCGCAAAGCCAATACAAATTGCATCTGCAATATCATCATTTGCAGTTATACCAAATTGACTTTTAACAAATGCAATATCTCTCGGTTTTAAACTTTCTCTATGAATTCCTACTCCTGTTTTAATTCCACACAACTTCCGCCAATGAGATGCAACAATAAACTCATAAGGAATCTTCTTTTCTTCAAATACTTCA